GTTAAATTTTTCTAGTATAACTTTATATGTAAGTAGTCTTGTATCTTTATCTTGTTTATTAAAATTTTCTAAAACAACATTATTTTTAACTTTTGTCTTTTTTTCTGTAATATGTTCTAAAATTGTTACTTTAGAACCAACAATAGATAAAGGTGTAGCTTCTTTATTTTCTAATAAATTAAAAATAGATGCCATTACTTTATAATCTGTTATTTTAGCTTTAAAAAAATCGTTTACATTATATGTATCTTTAATTTCTTTAATTAAATTGTATTTTTCTCTTCTTAACTGACTTTTATTTAATTTCTTATGAGCATCTATTAATGTTTCAATTAACATTGTAGCTTGAGTGTCTTTATTGTACTTTTGAGTAGCTAAAGTATGATATATTTTATATTCTTTTAATAATTCTGTTTTTTTATTAAAATGTTTTTTTAAAAAAGACAATGCTTTAGGCTGAGTTCCCGCAATAGTGTCGGAAGTCAACTGCCTAGTAAGGAGTTCAAATAAAATTCCAGTATTCTTGTACTTAGAATGTTTTACTTTCATGTTTTATAAATTCGAATTTATCGTATATAAATATAACCCTATTCCTGAGGCTTAATATTTTTTTCACTTAAAAGACCATTTTCATTTTCTTCTTTTAAGATTTGTTTTTTATTTAAAGCTCTTTGAAGAGATTTTTTAAGATTTTTAACTTCAAATGTAGAAACTCTATTACCATCTGATGGTTTTTCTACTCTATCTGGTGTTAATCCTCCTTTACCTAAAGGATCTCTACTTAAATTACTTTGATCCGAACCATAATTTTGAGGTTTTTCAACTGGGCGTCCAGGTTCTTTTTCATCATATCCCGTTGGGATTTGTGCGGGTCCTACTGCTTTATCTCGTTTATTACCATATAATGAAGCTAAATCATGTGGTGTACCGTAAGACATACCTGATTCAGATGGGTCATTTCCTTCGTTTTCAAGTTGATTAATTCTAAAGGTATCCATTGCATCTGCCATCATTGTATCTTTTTGTTCATTATATTGGTCTGGTGATAATCCAAATACATTTTCATAAACCCAATCTTTACTAAATAATTTTTTATCTAACATATCACCTGCTACTGTTGTTTTAGCTGTGTATAATTCTATTTTTTCTTGTTCGTAAATAATAGATGGTACAGTTAATTCTAATTTAAAATCAACTAAGTCTTTATCTTCAAAACCTTGAGAGTATAAATGAACTAATGCTATTTTAGTTAATTCTGATTCTACAATTCTTTGAATACGTTCAACTGTTCTAGCAAAACGAATATCCATACTAGCTAATGTTGATTTTCCTTCTACTCCTTCTTCGTAACCTAAAAATGGTTTTGGAATTTTTAAAGCAGCCATCATTTTGTGTTTTAGATATTCAATGTCATTTGTACCATCATAATCTAATCCTTTAGTATTTTCAATTCTTGTTGAACTATCATTACCCCTTACTGGAATGTAAAAATCCTCAGTAATATTTTGCATATTATATTTTAAATTATAATCACCAGTTGCTTGATCAATATAGGGTGTTTTTTTCATTTTAGCTATTGTTTCACCCATAAACTGTTCTACTTGTTCTGGGGGTATAGCTCCTACATTAATATAGAATGTTCTTTTTTCAGGTGCTCTCATAATTCTATGAATTAACATAGCATCTTCCATTAACATTAATTGTTTAAATACTTTTCTAGATGGTTCTAAATAAGATCTACCATAAGGAAGATAATTAGAATCTGTAAGTAATCTAAAATGTGCAACTTCATAATTCTCTAATGTAAATTGGTCTCGTCTAATTGTGTTAGTTGCACCACTAGCTAAACCATTTGGGTCCATTGTAAAACGAGTGTAAGATGGGTTTTCTGGGTCTGTTCCTTCTTCTCTTACTACTTCATATACAGATAAAGGTATAACATTATAAACACCAAATTTTTCACTTACCTCCATTTTTAAATAAAAATCTCCATATTTACACATATTTCTAATCCATGTAGCTAAATTAAATTCTACATTTAAAACATCATAAAATAAATTTTGTAATACTTTTCTTACATTTTCATCTGAAGAATTAATATTTAAAACATCTCCATATTCATTCCTTGCTGTAGTTTCATCAGACATAATATCAAGAGCAGCTGCTATAATAGGGTCATGGTCCATTGCTTCATAATCACTATAAAGCTGTAGTCGCATTGACTGATAGTTAAGTGTAGGATTGTATTGTAATGATGAACCTACTGGTTTATGTAAACGTGTAAATCTATCATAAAGAGAATTTGTAGCTAGGTTTCCATATTTTTGGATCCTACCTGTATCCATTACTTTTAGTTGTTTTCCTCCAACGTTTCTTATTATTACGTCACTTGAAAATAATCGTTGTAATCTTGTAAATAAACTAGTATCTGCCATGCTTTTGTGTTTGTTATAAATATATTAATCGTCAAGGAGCCAAGTTAAATCTTGCTGTCCTCGATCTCCTAAGTCTTGTGTCCAACCTGCTTCTTTTTTACTTACTCCACCTGTATAAATACCAGTTGAACTTTTTGACCAGTTACTTAATGTTGCTTTTGTTATGTCGATTCCTTGTTGTGCAAATTTAAGAGCTGTATCTCTTACATAACATGCTGTTGCTAAAGACATTACTAAATCATCATTATATCCCGTTTGTGCTTCTGCTCTTCCGTTTTTCCATATAAAAGTACGCATTTCTTCTAATGTTCTTTTTCCTTGAATAGTAATTGCTTTATCTCTTAAATAGGCATCTAATTTTCCTATTGTTAATGGTCTTGTTTTCATCGACATTGTAAAACCAGGAACCATTTTTGTTGTATCTGTTATGTCATACCCTTTAGCTAAATATGAATCTGCATTTGTTGCTGCGTCTCCCTTTGGTGAATAATATAAATTATTATATCCTTTATCTATTACTACTTGAATAGTATTCCATCCTATGTTAGCATTTTCAACCACAAGTAATGCATTATTATATTCGGTTGCTATTGCTACTAACATATGTCCAAATTCTTTAGTACCAATTTGGCCCTTAAATTCACCAATTTGTTTTGATTCTTCAATATCAATAATATGAAAAGCAGAATAATCTTTACTATCACCTCTAGCTACATCCGCTGTTATTATATAATTTCTTGTATAGTCTGCGTATTCCCAAATATGTAAATTTCCTTCAACTCCTCTTTTTTCTAAAGGACTACATATATTTGTTTCTTCAACAAATTTCATTATTTCTGTTTCAAATACTGTATTACCTGAGGTTGTAAAATCACAATCACATTCTTGTGCTGCCATTCTTAAACCTAACTCATCATCCTGTTTGTCTCTCCATTCTTGGTTTCTTTCAGGGTGAACAGACCAGTGTAGTTTAATAGGAACAAATCCGTTAACTCCTTCTTCTGCTTTATTCCACATTCTGTGAAAAAAGTTACCTGTTCCATTTGGTGTAGATAAAACTATTGCTTTACCCCCCGTTGATAGTGTTTGTTGTGATGCACCCCAAATTTCTTCAATTCTATTTCCTTCAATAAAGGCAGCCTCATCAATAATTAGTAAAGAAATTGCTTCCGATCTACCAGCATCACTTGCTGCTGATACTGCTTTTGCTTGGGAACCATTTTTTAATTTTAATGCTAATTTATTATTCTCTGTAAAACCAATTTGTAACCATGAAGGTAAATTGTCATACATAAACTTAACTTTTGTTATTAAGTTTTTTGCTGTGTCTTGTTTAGTTGCTACTACAAGTATTGATTTATCTTTTTGAAATAACATCATCCATAATGAAATACCTGCGGATAATGTTGAAATCCCTAACTGACGAGATTTAAGAATAATACTTCTATCATTCTTTTGTAATAAATTTAATGTACCTTCTTGAAATGGAAACAAATTAAATTGTACACGACCTCTTGTTGGATGTTGAATCCAACAATATTTTTTCATAAAATAAACAGGATCTTTAGCACACTTAATGTACTCCTGTTTTATGATTTGTTTTATGTTAGGTTGTGCCATATATTATACATATTGAGATACAGTATTTTTTACTTGTTCTATACGTTCTTTAACTGTGCCATTAATAGTAATAATTTTTTTACCCCCATACATTTGTATTTGTGATTTAATTTCTTTATCAATAGCTATTCTATATTCTGCATTTGTCTCCCTAATACCATTATCTTCTATTTCTACACCTTTAGGACTAATATAAAATAAAATATCATATTCATCCATTAAAGGTTGAATAGTAGCACATAAATAAAATTTTTCTCCACTGGTCATTGACGTAGATAATTTAGCAAATGCCATTACATCAACTACTGTTCTATCAGTGATTATATTTTTTTGCATTAATTCACTTGCCCTTTCAGCTGCGAATACTAATTGGCCCTTTAATGTTGAATCAGTATTTAAAGGAATACCCATTTCCATAAGATATTTAGAACGTTCTGTTCTAAAAGTATAATTTTTAAATTCAGATAATTCTTTTAATGCATTTACTAATGTAGTTTTTCCTACACTCATTGTCCCACAAAAACCTATTTTCATAATTTAATTTCTATGAGTTACACCTTTAGGAGCAGGTTTTTTATACCAAGGTAAACCTTCTTTACC